CGTGTAAGTTCGGTATCTGTCACGAACTGACTATTCTCCATATCTGCACGTTGCCGTGTCAGAGTCCTCAGTTCTGTCAGGGAGACCAGATCAGTCATAGCTCATCATGATTCCGTGTATTGCCATTAAGACGGTCTCCTCATCTCCGCTTTTCATAGCCTTGACGAGTTCTTTTGCCATCTCTTTCTGCTCATCGGAGTATTCATACTCCTCCATCTCTTCTTCTGAGACTTCTTCAGTCTCGTAAGAACCCCCCATTTTGGATTTGAGGGGTCCGAGAATGATGGTTGCTGCTTCGCTGCCCATCATGTTCCTCCTTACGTTATGTCCGTATTTCGGAGAAACAGACTAAAATGGACTCGATTGTTGGCATTGGCAGCAATGTCTGCTGCACTGGTGCCTGTAATCGTGCGGATCACGATGGTTCCTGCACTGGTGACATCGATTGCCCCAAACTGGACTTTGCTATCTCCTGCAGCATTGAGTGCAAGAGAGCACTGTCCAGAGATGAGACCTCCGTAGGTGTCTTCCAGTGTGACCGTGAGTTCACCCGTCCCGGTTCGTGCGACACTCCATCCCTTGCCAGTGTTATTGGCAGAGTCAGGACTGCTTGAACCGTTAGTGGTGAATGATCCTGCAACGATCTTCATTTCAGGATTCAGGGCTTGTACGTCCCTGAAAACTCGACTTGCCATGATTCCTCCTTATGTCAATGCGATTCGTGCGTTGAACCCAGGAGCATTACAGGCAAGTTGTCCATAGAATCCTACACGGATCTCCACACCATCGTCTGATGACTGACGAAGCATTCGGTTCCCATCAACATCAATGATGCTGACAGGTTCTCCAATGGTATTGAGAGACCATGTATCCAGTTGAAGTGCATAGGCAATTCCTGCAGGACAGTCCTTGTCAGGAATGATCTTGGCAACTCCATAGGGGGCATACATCTCCAAGGATCTGTAACCCATTCCTGTCTCATCATCAACCTCACGTTGGACGGTTGACTCAAGCTCTTTCTCAAGAGCAATGAAATCGGTCATGGAAACAAAGATATGATCTGGAGCACCACCTTCTCTGGCTGCTCTGCCAAGTCCTGAGATGAGTGATTCCTCACGGGTTGCAGATGCAGCAACTCTTTGACCTGCTAAACGTGTTGGATCAGTGCTTCGGTTCTGTCCAAAGAAACTGTCTGAACCTCCGGGGGCCGATGCAGGAAGCCAATCTGCGAGACCTGCAATCCCGTTGTCATAGTTACCTTCGACATAGATGAAGTCATTTTGTGCAATTGCACTAATACCTGCACTCAGGTTTGCACTGGTAGTGATCTGATTGGATGTGGCATCACGGTCCACTGCAGAAACGGTAAGGCTTCCTGAACGAACTGATCCACCAGACTGAGTGCCAGATGTCACCAACTTCATGTTGACCTCAAAGTTGAGGGCATCTCCATCTGTTACCAGATCAAGTGAAGTGGTTGAGAATGAACTGTTATTCACTCGACCGATGCTCATGTCAGAGGTTCTGAACAGGGACCGGGAGAGTGCATCACCTACACTCTTGGCAGTCTGATCAATCTCTGTGGTAGCAGCATCAAGGAATGCAAATTCGTTCCCCTGTGAGGCAAGAAGTGTCTCACCATCGATGGTCGCAACGCCATAATGTTTCTTACGAGTGAGCAAAAACTCTGCAATCTGAGTTGCAGTTGCATTGCTCTGAGCATTACTGAAGGTTGCTGATACACCCTGCGGTCTCCCGGTAATGATCGGGATAGGCATGGATTTGCCCCTGAAGTTTGGATTCTTAGGGACTAGGGTTAAGAACGGATGGTTCTTATATACTAAATCTTGTACTGGACGGTCTTCATAATAAATCTTGAGACTATTGTCCCATGCCGTCATATCGGTGGCAGATGCCATAGTAAGTCAACTCCAAATAGAAAGTCATATTCATACTCCCTGTCTGGATTCACGCAGAGTTCTTGCTGCTCTTTCGAGTGCATCAAGTCTTGATATTGGACCCTTCTTCTCTGCCTTCACCGGACGGGAAGTGCCTTTGTTAGAAAGTGTCCTCTGATGACTTTTTTGGACTTCACCCTGCTCTGCCTTTTCTGAGGGTGATGCGATATTATAGATCTTTTTAACTTTTTCGTTCTGTACTGCCTTATCCATAAAATCACGGTAGGTCTGTTCAACCTGCTTCAGAACTTCCTCATTGGTGAGGGGTTCTTGGTCATTCATGGCATAATGCTTCTGTATATCCAGAACGCTTTGTTGTGCTTCATCCCAGAAGGATGAAACCAATGGATACTGTTCACTCTCATCTACCACACTCTTCAACTCAGAAACGTAGGACTGCACCTCTTGAGAAGCAATTTCCTTCTGTCTCTGTTTGTCTGCTTCAAACTTTTCCTTCTTCAACTGTGAGATTTCTTCCTGCATCTTCTGCAGTGCAGTCTTCTCACTGGATCTGTTAAGCACCTGATCTGTCATGGACTCATAAGATGAGCCTAACAGTTCAGATGCCTCCAGATGTTTACCCTCCTCAATGAGAGTCTGTGCTTCTCTGAGTTTCCCCAGATCGTCATTCTTCTCCTTGAGTTCCTGTTCCTGCTTAAACAGTTCTCTCTTCTTCTTCGCAACCTCACTGAAAATCTTGGAAACCTTGGGTTCCTGCTTCTGAGGTTCTGGTTCTGGTGTCTCTTCTGATACAGGTTCTGCTTCTACTTCAGGTTCTGCTTGAGTTTCATGGGAAGTAATTCCTTTCTGTCTAAAAAACTCTTTTGCAGAATCTGACAGTTGTGGAGTCTCCTCCACTACGGTTTCTTGAACAGTCTCTTCGACTACAGTCTCTTCGGTCATACGGGTAATGGCGATTCTGGGGTTTCTGGGGTCTCAGGCATCTCAGGCATTAAACCCGTTGGTGCAGGAGTCTCCCCTGCAGGAGAAGCAACTGCAGGTGATTCTGGAGACCCCTGCGGTTGTGCCTGTGCTTGTCTGAGCATGGTATTGCACTGGACAATAAACTTATCCAAGAGTGCAATCTTTTCAGGTTCTACACCCTTCTGTCTTGCTTCCAGATAGGCCAACTGAAACCTCTGTCTGGCAAGACTAAGATCCATGTACGGTTCTGGACCTATGTACTCTCCTTCATCCAAGATCTTGGAGATCCTCCAATCAACATCATTTTCTGCTGCTTCATAAATCTGTGTCACTGCATTGAGATCTGGGAAGTCAAGCAGTCTAGTAATCTGTTCCTTACTGTCTATAAGTTTGATGTTTATTAACTCTTGGACGGTCTGCAGTTTTCCTGCAGGAAGTGACGGGAGAATGGACACAGGATAAGGTTCAAGAATGAACTCCTCCCGTGCCACACGGATCTTCTCAAAGTCCACTTTGGTAATCTCCCGTCTGAAAGTGGTCTGGACAGGGAATGATCCCTGCTCTGAGATGATCTCTTCTGCTAAGTCAAAGTAGTGTTCTGCAGCATTCATGAATGCTTGCTCATAACGTCTACCGATGAGGATGAATCTCTCTGTTTCGATGTCATGATAAATTCTGAGGGCTGCCCCTGATTCCAGACCTGCAGGTTTCTTTCCTGTGGCAGACAACTCTGATATCCCTGAGATCTCGTATGCCCTCTGATACAGTCTGTCCAGATGGTTGTAGACTTCAGGGTGCATGGCTGCAGGAGTGTAGACCACTGGTGGTTGACCATTGTAGTGGATGATCGTTCCAGGTTGGTTCCTGATGTGAGAGGGTGCCACTTTGGACCCTGCCTGTAAGAACACCAGAGGAACACTCAGAAGGTGCATGGATTGTTGAATCCTGACACACAGGGCATTGATCTCTCTCTGGACAGGGTACAGTTGCTCTGCCAGAGGTATTCCACCAAATCCTACGATGGAATCACTCCATTTCAGGAACAGAAACGGAAACTGAGACCGTGTGTACTCCTCATCTACCAGTGTGACGTTCTCAATACAGATTACGTGTCTTCCATCACCTGATGTGGGAGATGTAGGCAGGTGCCATGCTTCCACACACTCAATCATGTCTGAATCTTCGGTTTCATACTGTTTTGAAGACCCAAAACTGTTTATTTGGTTGGCAAAACCCGGAAAACGGTCCAAAAGGAACGATTTGTGGACTTTTTTGACCTGATAGAGATTCTGAGGTTCTCCATAGAGTGCGTCATCCATGTCCCAGAGGATTTCATTTGCAAAAACCCTCTCAACATAGATTTTTCCGCTTTCTTGGTAGATTTTAAGCACCCCAAGGTCAAAAATGCATGAATCTTGGAAGATTTTGGGCATCACCTCATACAACTTTGTCTGCATGAACAGACCCTCCATCATCCTGCCCATCATCTTGGCTTTGTTGCGGAGTGCATAGTCTCCACCTTCTGT